TTATCACCTCCAAACCAAACATTACTAATATTAGATCTAGTACTGTTCAAACTATGTCTTGGTGAATTTATTCGAAATGTTAAATCTGTATTAGGTTCTGTTGTTGTTGCGTCAAAACCATCATTACCAACAGAATTTACTCTTGACATACTTGACCCATAAAAAGCAAATTGGGTTTGATGATTTGTTAAATCAATACAAGAATAAAATCTATGCATATAAGATGTAAACCCGCTAAAATCAGAGCTAGGTTGATAACTAAAATTTTGATAATAGATACCTCTATTGGTTGTAGGGTCTAATGATCCTGAACCAAAATTTGATGTTATATTATTATGTCTTGGTATTATAGACCCTTCTTGTATAGGAATGTTTAGTTTGTAATTACCAGTTATAATTGGTCCTTTACCGTAACCTTTTCCAAATAAAATACTAAGATCATACGAGTTAAAATTTCTTGTAGAGTAAGGATCAACACCTCTTACTAAAAATACTAAAACTTGTTTTCTACCCAAACTTGACCCTTCTACCGGTGATTGCACTTCCCATAGTACATTGGGGTTAATATTATTTCTAGATAGAGTTTTATAAGTTCTGGCCGCCCCATCACTATTATACCTTCCCCAAATTGGGTAGCAATTTTGAAAGTCTTGATAAACCCAAAAATCGGGTCTTTGTATATTCCAATTTCCAAAAGTTCTAATAAGGTTATTATTAAAAATAAATCTATTATTTAGAGAATTTCTCATAGTATACTCCCAACCTGGAATTGTATTACCAATAAAAATTCTCTCTGGCGGATAACATTTATTATTTGTTGTATATTCTATAGAACAATTAGATTCATACTCTGAAATTGTCATTGCGGTGATGACTTGGAAATATTCTACATCGATTGGCCATCTGTGATATTCTGTGTCACCAGTATTATACACAATATCATAACTTGTGACATTTGATCCGTTTGTGGATGTCAAAGGACTTGCAAATTTAACATTTACATTGGTTATACCGTATTGACCTGTTATTGGATTTGTGGATCTAGTTGTACCTGTTATACAAGGAATTCCTTCATCGTTATTTGTTGAAGCACTCAAAGCATTTACATCTGTACTTAAATTAACATCTTGAAATGTGACTATTCTCCCGGGTAAAAATTCTGCCTTGCTTCCATCATCACAACTTATCAAGAATACATTATCATAGTGAAATTTATTTGTGTTTGTTGTTGCGGTATAATTGAATGAAACTTTTATTTGGTTTGGACCTTGTTTAACCCCACTGAAATCTCCAAATCCTACCGGACCTATTTGACTTGGGTTTTCTAAAGAACCTATTTCATTATTAAAATATTTTGATTTTGTGTTAAACAAGTTCAATCTACCAGCCATTGTTAGATGGCTAGAAAAATATTTTCTCGGAAATGCCCAACCTAAAAGTTTTAAATCTTTTGCATTATATAAAGGACAAAAAGCGTCTAATGTTACAGTAAAACCTGTAGTATCAACTGGTGAAACTCCTGCTAAAACTCCTGCTAATGCAAATGGAAAACTAGATAATGTTGGTAAAGATTCATATAAATCATTAATAATCAATGGTCTATCATATCCTATTTCATCTCTTGAGGCGGTATTAACTCTAGATGAATATCTTGTGAAATCAGAAGAAGTATCTGTTGTTATGTCATAAAAAGATGCACTTGTCCAATCACTTAATTGGGTAAAAGAATATGTGCTCAAAAGATTTTCCGCCTCAACGGTTGCTGAAGTTGCGTTACTTTCAGCTTTTTCAACCGTACAATTACACATCTCACAATCTGGATATGTTAAATTTGGTAATGGGAAGTATCTGAGGTCGTTTATCATTTTATCAAAACCTCTTTTGGTTGCAGAACATTGAGCCCCTGGACTTACACAATCGGGAGGAGATCCGCCAAATAGTCTTCTGATACTATTAATAATTATACATATGACATATACAATGTAGAATATAATACACATTATGATTGTTAAAATTGGTGCCAAAAACCATAAAAGAAATCCAATAATGTGTAATACAACTAATAATATAATTAATACTGGTGTGATAACCCTAAGAAAAATACTGAATAGTAAATATAAAAAATCAGGTCTCCATTGTGCATCATTTGTTGGAAATCTTAATGTGTCTGATTCACATTCCTCATCTAGAATATTTTTAATTGAATTGTATCTTCTATTTAGTTTACCACCTCTATATTGATCAACAAGTTGTGATACCGTATATACTTTATTATAATAGAATTCATAAAATCTATCATCACATAGTATAGCGTCCTGTATCATTTGTTGTCCCTCTGCGGTTGAATTCCCATAATCGTCCCAATCCAAACTGAATGTATATGATTTAGTTATAAGATCTGCTGCAGTTGGTAATCCGCCAGAAAGATTTGGGTTTGGATCTATAGTTGTAGTCCATCCCCACTCTTTAACATTTGGTACAAGAAAATAACCTCGTTTGACATCTTGATCAAAATTATCGGGTTGTTGCCATTTTATTTTAAATCTATACCTTGCGGTTGTGGGAATACCCGCGCTCGCATCTAAAGATGGTACTTGATTACCAAATTGATCTGTAATCACATAATTTAAGTTCATTGGTACATCAATTAACCAAGTACCGTCACCATCGATTACTTTACCATTACTTTCCAAAAAGAATTGTTCTAAAATTGGTCTACCCAAAGAATCTTGTTCTATTGTGTGTCTAATTGCTAAAATTTCACCAGGACCTGTTGTCATTTTACACAACTCACCCATTTTAAGTTTTACTCTACAAAATTGATCATTACCTTTATATCTTTTTAACGCATATTTATCCAATGTTGAGATCATAGATCCCATAAAAATTGCGGTCGGTTGAATAACAATATTTTTTCCACTATCAGCACTTAGATCAAAATCGGTTCTATTGATTGATGATTGACATAAGTCTTCATCACCCCAAAGTGGTAAAACACTTATGTCTTTTATTGATGTGACAATTTGAGGAAGAACTTTAAAGTTTGGTGATGATTTAAATCTAACACCATCAAGTTCTGCCTCCACGGCTAAACCCATTCTTATCATATCTTGTGGTGTTAAAGAAAATTCACCAATGTCCGATAAGTCAATATTCATTACCAATTTGTGTTCTCCAACTGGTACTCCGAATATCATAAAGTCCCCACTTTGATTTGTGGTAACACTGAATTTATAATATTTGTCAAAAACTTTTTTCCAACCTGGATCTTTCATTATTTGTTCCTTAGTTGGAAATGATCCTGTTGGTGTGTGATTAGAATATGATTGAGTTTGTGGTAAAAGATTATATTGATAACCAGCATCATTTGTACTTGTCAAAGACCTGTATGGATATAATTCTGAAATAATTGGATCTTCCGCATCTTCATCTGTAAGAGGAATAAAAATCGAAAGTTTAGCGTTTGGTAATCCGTATCCGTTATTTACACTTACTCTACCAACAACAACACCATAATCAGAACATCTTCTCTGATATAATTCACTTTGTGTAAATTGTAATGATAGAATCTGTAAATGGTCAAATTCTTGGTTTAGATCGACTTGAACACTTTTGTCTTTACCTATTTCGGTTAGTACTCTTATTGATTTTGGCATTAAAAAAGGGTTTTAAAATAAATAGTTTATTCACCATTTTTAATGGTAGACCAAAAATTTTAAATGTAAATTATCAAGAAAAGTTGACGGAGGTAAGGTTCTTAACTCTTACACTGATGTCTCTACCAGAAAATCTAATTTGGTAGATTTGGTTTGGTTGAGCAAAAATTGTTTCATCAATCAATTTTATTTGTTTTGTAACAGGATCCAAATATTGTTGTGATGTTTGGTTTGAAGAGTATTGACCTCCGACTTGGTTGAATATTGAAATGTCGGCCAAACTTATAACACCATTTTCTTCTTGGATTAACTTTCTCAAAGCCGAAACATACACATTCTCACCCATTTGTCTTTGTGATGGATCAAAATAATCTGAAATTTTATTAATAATACTTGAGATAACCGCTCCTTGATTTTGTGTTGCGTCTAACACAACAGATATTTCCATTGATAGATCAATGACTTGAGCGTTTTCAACAGATATATAATCGTTCATCATTCTATAGTTTGATAGATAAACGGCAATATTATTTTTTAAAGTATTTGATATTTCCGTTGTTAATCTACCTGTCTCATCGTAAGATAGAATTTGAATTTTTATCTTGTTATCATTTTCGGTAATAGCCACTTTTGCCGGTGCTCCGAATTGTGATGGCATATTCCTAATAAGAGCTTCATAGTCATTTATTGTAACCGCTCTTCTTTGTGCTGCAAAATTGAAACTAACATAATTTCTAACTTCTTCTACCGATGGATAATCCGCTCCACCAATTGCTGCTGTTGTATTTGTACAGGTTAAGGAGTTAATTACATTACTATTAATGTTATCATTAGGTCCATTCACATAAAAATCCACATTACCAATTTGATTAATTACATTAACACCCAAATTGGTTGCGGTTCCTCCGCCTATTCTATATTGTACAAATAAAGTTGTGTTTGCTTTTAATGCAGATCCAAGACCAAGATTATTTGAATATTTTTGAATATTCATCGCATTACCTGTTCTTGCAAACTCTCTTAGTTGTTCGTCAGCAGATACAGTTCCACCGCCAAAAGTCATTTTAAAAAATCCTTCAGGAGTATATTCGGTTACAAACTTACTACTTGTTTGTATGTATTTTCCAACTTTAAGTCCGGGTCTGTCAGATGGTTTGGTTGGATCTTCAACAAATATCCTGTCTTCTGCCAAAGCATAAACTTCATACCATCTATTTTCAGCCCCCAAGAATTCTTGTGCTGATGGAACATTTGCATAATTTGACCCGTCTTTGAGTAACACACTTGTCACACCCAAAACATTTTTTTCAGGTAAAAATATTTCAAGAAATGGTCTTACATCAATTGCCGTTACAGTTCTTTTAAACACTTTTGTAATACCATTAACAACAACTTCTCTTTTAACAATAGTATAATTTAGAAGTCTATTATTTGCATCAAAGTTTGGTATTTTTAGTCTATTAGGAAAACCCTCGGCATTAAATGGTGAAGAAAAATCAATATCATAAACGGATTCGAAAACTTGACCTGTTCCGTTTACTTGACCTCCTCTTCTTATTATACCACAATATCTCAAATCTTCCTTATCCCCATACGCAGGTACGGTTATTGAGAAATCACATAAAGCAACAGATGGTCTTTGTCCTGGTATTTTGAGACCATAAGTTCTAGCAATATTATAAATTGATGATCTTTGTTGGGCGTATTGAAGTACAGTTTCTTGTATACTTCTATCTATATGAAAATGTAAGTTGTCTGAAATCGCAGCATTTAAATCGATCATTACCGAAAAAACACCTGCATCATTAAAATTATCAATAAGATCAGGATAATAAGTTCTTGTATAATTAATTAATTCTGTTCTAAGTCCTTGAAAATCCCTAGGTGTGTATGAAATCTTATTGTTTGCCATATTTTTAAATATTCAGAATTATGAAATCTCTTGTGTTAAATGTAGAGTCGGTAATGGTATAATCAATTCTAACTACAGCAGTATAAGGTATTTCTTCTTGACCCGGTACTCGATATACTCTTGAATCTAAATTTGGATCTCTATTAACTTGTTCAAATCCTTGTTCATCTTCCTCAGCCGGAGTTATCGATATTTTATTAATGATTAAATTTGGTATGTAAGCGTCTACCGCTTCCCTTATCTCTGATTCTATTTCTGAAAATGTTGGCCCATCTAAAGGCTCAAATATGTATTCATATATTCTACTTCCAAAATCAGGAAGAAAATATCTTGATCCTTTTCTTGTTAATAATAAATGAATTAAATCACTCCTAATTTCTTCATCTGAAGTGTCGGTTAGATCCAAATATTTTCCATCAAAACTGTCTCTAAAAGGGAATGTTAATCCATATGTTTTTCCATTTGCCATATCTATAAATATTGGATATAGTATTTTTAATAAAAAATCCCGAACTAGTCGGGATTCTTTATTTTAACCTTTATTGAGTATTTTTCGTGAATTGGATCATAAGGACAATGTCTACAATTACTACCACAACAAAAACCTCTTTTTAAATGATAGGATTCGGTCATTACTTTTTTTCCGTTTTCCATATAAAAGTCAGGTTCTTGTCTCATTAGAACTTCTTTGACATATAACTCTTGTATCCAATCTGATCTCATCACTTTACTTCACATCCAGCGGCTCCACAGGCTATTTCACCCATAAGATTTGTTTCATCGGTCATTTCAATAACTTTTGTCAAATCTACATTTGTTAATGATTCCATCATTTTATTATAATGTTCTTCAGTGCAATCTTCAAATGGGGCTTGGATATAAGTTCCTCCATCGTATGGTAATACTGATAATCCATTGTAATATTGACGATTTTCCCACATCCACTTACCAACAAGTTCCCAATCATTTTCTTTAACTGAAATAGTTGCCGATACATTGTGTGTGTTATTTCCTGTTCTGTGACCTGTTTTAATCCAATCCATACTAACTTTTTTAACTCTTTCAAGAAGTTGGAACGCTGATTCAGTTCTCATAATGGCACCATCTGGAGCTTTTTGTGGGACAGAAATAACTGCCGTATCGTGGGGTCTGAAATATTCATCTTCAATAAGCTCAGGATGGAAAACAGATAGATGTTGATAGATGGACTCGTTTTTACCAACACGAACTCGACGAATATAGTAATCATTGTGCCAAGCGTGAATACCTGAAGATGTTCCCAATACAAGAGAAGAAGTTCCTGATGGTTTAACAG